GTTGAGGTCCTGATTTAGGAGGTGGGCCTGATTTTACACCACCGCTTAATCCATTTTTATTTTTTTGCATCTATTTTTTCCCTTGCTACACGTAATCTTTCATCTGATTGTTGATCTTGCGTAGCTAACCTATCATAATCAAATTCTAATCGCTCTGCAGCTCTTTGATTTTCTTGTGCTTGTTTAAATTGTGTCTCCTCAACTTTTCTTTGCATGTCCATAGCTCTTAAATCTATTTCTTGTTGTTTTATTCTTACAAGAGGATCTTGTTTAGCAGCGTTAGCCTGCATTTCAGTTCTAGCTAGCTCTGAAGTTATTTCAGCAGTACGTTTTGCAACCTCAGCGTCATACATAATGGCAAATTGCTCTGGATCTGCTTGTTGCATTTGTGCCATTTGCGGGTTTTGTGCCATAGTTGCAGCAACTTCTGCTCGTGCTTTAAAAGATATGTGGTCAGAAACGTGTGATTGAAGTAAAGCATAGACTTGTGGATTAATTTGCACCATTCTTGTAGCCATAAATGCCATGTGAGCTGATATGTGTGCATCATGATCTTGGAATTCAAAGGCTGTAAGCAGTTTCATTTGCAGTGCACGTGCGTTTTCCTTTGCAGGGTCCATTGGTTCTGGTTGTTTTGGTGCAGGTTTGAGTAAAGTTTCAATTTGTTTTGTACCTAACGCTTCATAAACACGTCTGTAAGCCTCATGAATGTTATGAATAGCAGGATTTGAGCTCGCTATTTGTAATTGTGTCTGTGCAAGTGTCACTCTTTGAGCCATAGACATAATATTTGGGTCTGCAACGGGTAAAATATCTACTCTGCCATCAAAATCTGATGATTTTATTTGTCTTGGCCCACCATAAACATCATATGGATACTCTGGTGGTAAAAATTCACCACAAATTCTTGCTAAAATTTTAAATTCTAGTCTCATTGCATAGTAACAACGCTTGTGTACACCACTCATTACACGTGAACCACGTTCCATCATGGCAATTGTCGTGCCAACAGCTCTATTTTGTGCATCGTTACCAATATTATTGTCTGTGGTTGCCGCAAATTTTTGTCCTGCTTGAACTACAAATCCTAAAAGATTAAATAATGTAGTAGATGGTTCTGTAAATGGTAGATTAAAAAATTGATCACGTATATTACCTCCTGGTGCATCGACATCTCTAAACTCTCCAGGTTGTATCGGTTGGTCATCATCTCTAACTCTAATACCTCGTGACTTAAATCCAGCAGGTAAATTTTTTAAAGTTCCTGCATCTATTAATTGTCTTAATGCTTGTGTGGCAGCAGTGGATAAACCACCGATCATGTGTGTTAAACCAAAACCATAAAATCCTAAACCAGGTAAAAACTTATAATGAACAAAATGTTCTACTCTAGCATAACTTATATCTCCAGGTTTATAGTTTCTATAAATAGATAATATTTCACCTGAGCCTTCATCGATTGTTACAATGTAAGGTATCTTCACTTTTTTTGCTTTGTCGTCAAATTCTTCATAGTCATCTAAATTTAAATCTACATGCATCTCTAAAATTGTGTGTAGATAATCACCGCCTGTGCTCTTTACACCTTCAAGCTCACTAATTTTTTTCTGTAAATTATCTTGCTCTGTAGATCCCTCAGTTAACTCAATGTCTCTATAAAAACCTGCAGCCATTTTTTTAGTGACTTCATTCTTAGTCATCTTAAAAGCATGTGTAATTCTTTCACAATCTTTTAAATCTGATGCATAGTATGGAACTACAATTTCTTCTGCTTGCAAAAATTTAGAGACAGGTCTACCTAATAATTCATCGTAATATATTTTTTTAAAAGTGCTACCGGATAATGGTAAATAAAATAACATCTGATCCATGTCAGTTGTAAACTCTTCCATCTCCTCCATTAAAAGATAATTCATGTATTCTTTAACACGCTCTGCTTGTTGTTCAATTGCAGGGGTTCTAAGACCAACTGTTTGTGTTCTTACTGGTCCATCAGATGGCACAAGTTCTTTATAAGCTTGTGCTTGGAATTGTGTAGTAGCCTCAGATAACATTGGATGTGTCACGTTAGATGCACCCTTAAAAGGTCTAGTAACGTTCACATATTTTGTGCCAAGTAAATCTAAACCTTTTATATAAGCATCTTCCCAATCTTTTCTTGAAACTTTATCTTTTTTGTATTCTTCAATTAATTCTGAAGACATCTCTCTCAATGTCCTCTCATCTAAATTTTCAGCTAAATTTGCGTTGAAATCATCTTCGGGTTTTTCTTCTCTTACCTCTTCACCCTCTACTGTAACATCTACAGGTAAACCTTCAGGTTGCTCATCTATTTCAACCTGAGCTTCTTCTTCAATAATTTCATCGTTCTTTTCTACAGCCATAATTAATTATACCTTCTCTCCTTAAATATATCTACCACAAGACCACCGAGAGCTTTATAAGTTTTTTGTGTGCTTCTCATAATTGGCTCTACCTTAATAGCAAAAGCATCAAAATACAACCTTGGATCATTTTCTGGAATTAATTTTGTGTTTTTAAGTGGCTCTTCAAATGCTTCACTATGATAATCGCTTTTAATTTGTTTACCTCCCAGCACTTTTTCTGGATATTTAAATGTATCTGTTCTAACATTTTTATATGGTAGTTTGGGATCTGATAATGATATTTTTGTAGGACCAGCTTTTGAATTATATAATCTTGCTAATTTTTTCATAAGCTCTGGCATCACAGCTTTACCCTTTTTACCTATTCCTTTTCCAGATGCATAACCATAAAATCTTTCGTTACCTGCTTTATATCCTTGACGAAAACTTAATTTGTCAAAAGGGGCAACGGCAACATAATCAACATTTTCTCTAGCTGCTTTTTGCACTAAATATTTCAATGCGTGATCTCCGTATGCATCAGCCTCAAGTAATGGATAGTAGTTTTCACCTGAGGTTCGGCTTATGTTTTTTAATTTGTCATCTATGTCTCTTAAATTTTTACTTATGAAATTTACACGATTAGAATCTTGTGTGTTAATTGCTTTGTTTAAATTTTCCATTAGTTTTGCCCTTTCACTCACTAATAATTTAATTTCTACATCAGCTTGAAAGGGATTAAATCTTTTTTTTGGATCATATCTTGCAGCTCCAGATAAATTTTTAGCTATAGTTTGGTTAACATCAGATTGTATTTCATTAATCATAAAAACTTTTTTACCCTCAGGAGTAAACCGAGTATCAAATCTTACGTGATAAATATTGTTAATTTTTTCTCCAGAAAGAGCATCACTAAAATGCCCTCCTTTATTAAAAGGATCTGTATTTGTTGGCACTGCATCATCTAAAACCATGATTGTTTCTTTGTAATCTCTTCCACCTTGTAAAGTATAATTCGATTCAGTTTGATAAACAGTTTTATTTGCACGTAATGGAGCTACTGAAGTATCTATTTCTCCTAAAACCTTATTCATTGTTTTTACATCTTCTGGTCGCATTCTTGGAATATTTCTAACATCTTTTATAGTATCCCTTAAATTTAAATATGCACTTCTACTATTATCTACTTTAAGTCCTCCAAGTTTGTAAATTACATCATCTATACCCTCTACTATGTTAACTGAGCCTGGTACTGTGGATGTAGCATAATTTTTTTTAATGGTATTTAATTGATCAGCAGATGTTTGTAAAACTCTATCAAAATTTTCTCTAGCTCCTTTTGGTACTCCTAATTCAATAGGTCTTAATCTATTAACAGGATTTAATTTTATCATGGCTCCTAACTCATTGGCATCAAGTTTAAGACCAAATTTTTTTGCAGCGTACAATAAACCTCCTGTTAAATCTCCGGCATCGTTAAATATTGCTAAATTAGAATCAAATAATTCTTCTTTGGAGATAGAAACTTCTTTTCCTGCAAAGGGTCCTTTATCATACGTAAATTTTTTTTGATCTCTAATTTTTTCAGTGACAGGTTTACCAAACATTTTTGTTTTTACTGTTCTTGTGCTTGTCAACCAATCTGTCCACTCGTCAGCTGTATATTTGCCAGCACCCTTTCTCATAATCCAATCGTATGTAGATGAGCCAAATGCAGGAGCTGTCTTCTCTCCCATTTGTAAATCTTTAGTAACATTTCTTTTAATACCTGGTGTTTTAATATCCCGGACAGCTAATTCCAATCCAGTCTCTTTTTGAGCTTGAGGAGTATATGTAATCTGTTTTGTCTGTTGTCCGGTGGTCGGTGTTGCTGAAGGTTTTTTAGCCTTAAGTATTTCCTTCCCTATTTGTAGTAAACCCTTTAGGGACATAGTCCCTCCTAGTACATTGCTGTAGGTTTTGTTTTCGCCATTCCGCCACCACGGGCTT